TAACTTCAAAATGAAGATTCGGAATGTTGAAGGTTATCGTAACTATGACAAGTCTGAATTTGATTCAGCATCAGTTCTTTCTGAAGATGATGATGTGCTAGAAAAGGTTTGGTCTTCAGAATATTCCCTTCAGGAATTTGTAGATCGAAAGAACTTCAAGAGCTATGCTGAGTTACAAGCTCGACTCAATCGTGTTCTTGGAGCAACCGCAGTATCTTCTACTGCATCTGAGATTGACGAGGACGTTGTTATGGAGTCTCCGGTGGTAGCTCGTCAAGCTCCTGCGCCAAAGGCAAAAGAAGACGAAGTGCCTTGGGGTGAAGAGTCGTCTGATGATAGCCTAGATTTCTTTAAGAAGTTGGCTGAAGACGACTAAACAAAAGCGCAATACTTTTGGAAGGGGGATCCATGTGGTCCCCCTTTTTTATTCATCATACATCCAGTTTGGATCTGGAATTGATCTTAAAGATGGACCAAGAAGTGTAGTGCCATTATTAATAGTAGTTGTATCGCCATTACCAGCTTGAACGACAACAGGTGCTGCCTGACCTTTATTTTGTTCTTCTTTCTTAGTAGCAACTTCTTGTGTAGTTTGAGCTAACTGTTTGCCTTCTTCACCAACACCTTGAGGTTTTGGTAGTTCTTGCATTGGTCCAGCTTTGAGAGCGTCGGCTGCTTGTTTTTCTTCATCGATTTTTTTAAGTTTTGCAGTTGCTCGTGCAATCCTAGTTTCAGCTCCTTTACGAGCCTGTATTTGCCCTCCAGATGCCGCATTTGGACCAGATTCTGACTTTTCAATCATGCTTTGATTTAGAGCAATTTCCTCTTCGATTTTTTTTCTTTCTTTATTATTTTCTTCTTCTGGTGTTAGATTATCACCAAACAAAGCTGCCTTAATTGTATCTATAGGATTCATTATAAGTTTTTTAATAAATTCCATAATATCTTTTATTTTTTTAACTAAATCATCGAACATATCTGCAAATTTAAAACTATCTAATTTCTTTTCAATGTCTTCAAATCCTAGCGCTCCAGCAATCGTTGAAATAAAAGATTTTATTAAATCTAATGGAACAATAAAGATTCCTTTAACTACCTCCAATAGACCAGCAAGAATTCCGTCAAATGTTTTTTCTAATAAACCTCGCTCATCATCTTCTCCCTTAGATTTAAATCCTTCAATAAAACCAGAAACAAAATCAAAAATAACAAAGAGAGGCAATAGAACTTTACTTAAAATACCTTTTGCAAAACCGGCAAACTTTGCTGCCTTCTCAACAAGCGGACCAATTGTTTTACCTATTACACCAAGACCACTTAAAGATTTAAACATACTACCAATTGGTTTCAAGAAATCCATAACCTTTGTAAACGCACTCATTATAGGTTTTGTTATCTTGCCAACTATCGCTCCTATTTTACCAAAAAAAGTTTTAAACTCTTTAATTGCTACAGGCGTTTTAACTGCCCCCATAATCTTACCGATGCCTTTAAACCCTTTAATGAAATCATCAATTGATGTCGCTAATGCTTTAAAAACTTTGGTGTTTTTTATTTTAGTACCAAGAGTTTTAAACACCGCTTTTATTGAATCAGGAATTTTTGCAAGGCTGGCGAGAGTTTTTGCAAGCCATAATGTACGAATATATTTGTCAAGCTCATTTGCCCATAAAGAAAGTGCTATAAATGCCCCAGCAAATAATTTGTCGATGCCAAGCGTCATTTCTTCTTCAAAGCCTTCGACGCTACCTGAAGCTGAATCTACAGGAGTATCTTCATCTTTTTTGTCCATAACTAAAAGAAGTTTTTGAAACAATTTTGCCTGACCATTAACCAACTCTTTAGTCAAATCGACAAGAGATGCTAACAAGTCGCCATGCTGATCTTGTTGAGAAAACGCATCCTTCAACATTGGTAAATTATTATTTCCAGCACCTGCTAATTGTGGTAAAGCCATTATTGTTTTTCCATTCTTTCTTTTTCTTCTTTTAACCAGGCTAATAATAAACCAACGTATATGTCTCTTTCAAATGGTATCATTTCTTCTAACTCAGTCAAACTATACTTATGGTGTTGCATCAAACTAAAATTCATATAATACATGTTCATAAGCGAATCATGGCTGAGTCCTAAGTAAAAAAACTTTGCATACCTTCTATCTTTACAGTCTCAGTTTCACCACATGCAGGACATGTAAATTCAATATCATGGGATAACTTTGGCAACGTATTAAAAAACTCTGCTACCTTTTCAAAATTATCTTTAGTAAGATTTTCCAAGAACTCTTTTAATTCTTTTTTGGTAAAATCTTCATATACATTATCGTTATCATATACCAGTTCAACGCATTCACAAATGATATCTAACAGCTGATCAATTTCACTACCATTTTTATTCTGCAGCGCAAACATCATTGTTGTTTGAGGATCGCGCATCTTCATGCCAATATTGTTACCGATATCTAACTTGTACTCGTGCTTCTCATCAAATTTAATCTTAACATTATCTATATTAATTGATACCTTTGTAGATTCTTGGCATTTACTTTTATTATCTTCATTTACATGAGATAATTTTATATCAATTTTCTCACCAACAGACTTAGCTCTTAATTGTAAAAACAAATATTCTAGATCATATGATGTTAATTTAGATTTATCAATCCCATCAGTTAAGATGCAGGATTCAAGAATCGTCATTACACCATTAAAGATATCTTTTTCTTCGCCGCTTTCTAGAGCCATATAGAGAACTTTTTCTTCTTTAACAAGGAATGGTCTAAATTTAATTGGTTCCTTTGTAGAAGGTATCTCTGTTTCAAACTCAGGGGTAACTAGTTTTGGTAAAGCCATAGTATAAACTCCATATTATATTAAAATATTTTCGGTAATCCTGTAAAACTAACACCAGATTTCTTACTGATATTCGTCATTAATTTTCTTGGATTTAATTGCGTCTTGGCTTGGTTTTTAATACCTGCAATACTAAATGGTATATTTAAACCTCCAGCAATTTGTAGCCCATCTCTTCCAATTCGTAATTGAGTTCCAAGCTGCGATTGATTTCGCTCTTCAAAATATCGAAACGCAATAGTAACATTCATTACTTGTACTTCAGAGCCATTAGCCCAACTCAACGAAAGTGGGCTAACAACAATAGGATAAGCATCAATTAAATCTACCGCATACGTCTTAAACCCTTGCTGGTCCAACTGATAAATTGTAATACCTTTTTTAGCAACATAATTATCATAATAACCAATATTAAATTGATTCTTTCTTTGATCGGCATCTAGATCAGGGTTACGATGAAACCCACCAATTAAATCTTGCCAACGCATAAAGAACTCGCGCTCACGAAGGTCTGGGCTGCAAATAATACTAATAGGAGTATCAACATAGTTAACTCCACCACCAATTTTATATGGCGCACCGTACTCTGCATAGCTAATAGCTTCAACATTACGTTGCGGAAGTTCAGCAGTATTAACTCTAAACATTAATGAGCTTGATAATCCAAAAGAACTACCAACTTTTGAAAGAATGTCACCACCAATCTCAACTTCAAAGTCGCTTGGTCTAGCGAAACCAACACTATGCATTTCAGCAGTAAATGAATCGATATCAAAAGCCATCTTATCGACCTCCTACCATAGATCGTGAGTCTTTCCAAACATTAGACTTAGATGATTTTTCGAATTGCTCTAGTGGTAAGAATAAAGCCATATCCCAATCATTTGAAGCTACCTCTAGAAATCTACTTCTTACATGATCATTCAAATACATTTTAAATGTTGGTTTGTAATACTTGCTCACACCTTTGAGGATATTATAGCTAATTTTTAATTTTGTTCCTTCGTCATACTTAGTGTTAGATGCTAAGTCATAAAGAGCATCCATTAGTCTAGCTCTGAGTGGTAGTGGTAAATAATGCATGTTAAGACCATGAAAACCACCAGGAACATTCTGTACTTTAAATATGAGCGGAAACCTATCGTAATATGGCAACGTCTTTTTATGCTTTGGATCATAATAGAAAAAATACATTTTTCCAATTGATGCACGATTCTTTAATTGTGTACGATCTTCTTGCATTAACGTTGATGGGGCAATTGTTACTTTCTTCGCCGCATTTCGAAACCATGTTCTTGCGGATTGCGTTTTAGCTGGTATCTGACCAGCACGAACACCTTGTGCTAAAATTTTATCGAAAAGAACTGCAGGCAAAGTAAATCTCCTTTTTATTATTTATAATCGAAAAAAGAGTTGACATAGATAATGATTGTAGTTATAATAGGATTGTATCCTTTTGATATTATAGTTATTTAATACCTAATTCATGTTCAGTAAAGATCACGAACTTATAATTACGATCCTTACACCACTCTACTGCATAATCCCATTTGCTAATATTAACTGCATAGGTTTTAACCTCATTGATGTATCGTTTGGTTATTCGCTTTTGTTTTTTAGGTTCTTTTGTTTGAGCAGCAGGTTTTACTTCGACAATCCATTCCTCTATAATGTTGTCGGCATTCCTTACTTTGACATAAAAATCGGGGTAATATCTATGTCGGCGATTGTCTACTGGACTTATATATGGGATTATGTACTCTTCCGAAGACCATTTGAGAACTGTTGATGTATGATCACACCAAACACAGAACTTACGTTCCCACGAACTACGACACACTATACCTGTAGGATCGCCTTTATATTTGGACGGATTCACAGGATTATATTTACTTCTTTGCGCAACCATTATAAATATATAAAACCAGTATAAGTTAAGTTAAGGATATTTATATATGTCGGAAGCAGATGTTCCAAAACTAGATGCTGTTGATCCAAAGGTGCCAAAAGATGCATTTCAAAGGTCTGTTCAGCCAGGTCAACAAAATACAAAGAAAATATTAAAATTTCCTTTTAACTTAGATGAAACAGATCACTGGGTAGTTTTCAATGCTGCTAAACCAAAACTATTTAAAGCAGAAGAATTTTCAAAAAAGGAGATTTTGACAAAAATCTTTCTTCCTATGCCAGCTAATATTGGTACTACATATGATCAGAGGTATAATACAGAAGCAATTGGAATCAAAGGCTCGTTGGGAGCTGGAGCTTCTGGTATTTTAAGTTCGGGTAGCGTTTCTTCTATTGTTGACAAAATGAAAACTATAACTAAAGGGGATGTTGCTGATGCGACTAACACCTTGGCGTTTGAATTTGTTGAAGGAGCTGCAAACGTAGGTGGTCTTGGTAATGCATTTAAAGGAGCAGTTGCAGCGCAGGGAATATCTAAAAATCCATATATGGCAGTCATGTACGATCAGCCAAATATTAGATCACATCAGTTTCAGTGGAAGTTAATTGCACGTAATGAAAGAGACAGCTTAGTTCTAACAGATATTGTAAGAGCATTTAAATGGTATAGCTCTCCAGGCGTAAATCAAAAAAACCCACATTTCCTTGATTACCCAGAGCAGTTTGATATTGATTTTAGACACGATAAACATGTACATAATATTGGTCCATCTGTATTAACGTCGCTTAATGTACAATATCACGCAGAAGGAAAACCATTATACTATAGCATCACGGCAACAGAAAAAGCACCTGTTTCTATAAACATTACTGCTGCTTTCCAAGAAGTTACAATTGTCACGAAGCAAACAATTGATCAATTTAATAGGTAATATAAATGGCATTCTTTTTTAAGAACAATCCTCAAGTTTCATACGACGTTCAGAAGAATGGTATTCCTCGTACTGTTCAAAATCCACTTGTTCGTT